GCACGACCGATGGAATAGCCGGGTGGTGCTGGTCAGCCAGGGCGGCGAAGAAGGCGACGATTTCCACGCGGCCCAAGACCTTTGCGAGCAATGGCAATGGCAATGGGAGTGTCCGCATTGCCAACGCCGCCAACCGTGGCGCTTTGAGATGGTGCGCTTTGAGCGCGAGCGCAAAAAGGACGGGTCAATGGATTGGGACAGACTCGCGGCCACCACGCACATGGTCTGCGCCGGGTGCGATGCGCGCTTTGAAGACAACGCGGAGCAACGCCGACAACTTTGCGCCACGGGGCAATACATCCAAGTGGCTGACGGCATGACCGGGCGGTTGGCGTTCAACTACAACGCGCTCACGGTGTGGTGGGTGCCGTGGTCAAAGTTGGCGTCCGAGTGGGTCAGGGCCGAAGAGGCTTGGCAGCGCGGCGACCGCGAGCCGCGCAAGCAATTCCTGCAAAAGCGCATGGCGCAGCGATGGGAAGACCGCACGGCGCACGTTAGCGACGATGCTGTGGTGGCGATGCGTGATGCGACTTACAAGCGCGGCCAGATGCCCGTCGAGCCCGCGCTGGTCACGCTTTGTGCTGACCCCGGACAAATGCAAACGCACTGGAGCGTGCAAGCGTGGACGGAAGGCGGCGAGTCTTATGTGATCGACTACGGCACAACTTTTGCCATCGAGGACTTGATCCCGCTCGTGGCGCGCATGGAATGGCGCGTCGAGGGACGCGAAGAACCAATCCGCATCCAATGCGGGCTGGTCGATTCGGGCGACTTCACCGAGCGCGTCTATGCAACGTGCGCCCGTTCGGGTGGCGTGTTCTTTCCGTCCAAGGGATCGGCGGCACAGGCAGGCACATGGGACGCGTCGCACTTGAAGGATTACCCGACGCTGGTGCTTTACCGCTATGTGGACTTTTCGGCCAAGGTGGCGCTTTACATCGAGCGCATCGCCAAAAAATCGCCGCCGCTTTTGCATTTCCCGTCCGACACGGGTGAAGACTTTTTGCTTGGGCACATGGGGCAGAAGATCATCGAGAGCGAGAAGACCAAAGGCCGAGTCTGGAAGAAGGTGGCGGGCGACCACTACGGCGATTGCACGAAGCTGCATTTGGTGACGTGGTGGGTCATGCGGCAGCACTTTGAGGCGCAACCACAACCTTTGACAGCCGACGCCCAAGCATGACCTCCGAGCTTGCTGGCATCCGCAAATTCTTGAAGCGCACCAAGACGCTTTCCGAATTGCAGACGATGGCAACCGCGCTGTTTGCCTCGGCAGAAAGCGAAGTGGTCATCACCTCGACGGGCTTTGAGGGTGGCAGCACGAGCGGCCAGGCCAAGCGTTACAGCAAGGCCGACATTCTGAATCTGGTCGAAGACTTGATCGAAGATCTCGCCCCGTCTGCCGAGCCCACGAAAGTCCGCAGCGCGGGCATGGTTTACGCCGATTGGTCGGAAGCGCCCGTGCGCCTGTGATTTGACAGACCGCCGCAGGCGTGGCGGAAATTCAAACGAAATCAAAGCGCGGCGGAGCGCGCCCCGGAGCAGGCAGGCCGCGCAAGCCCGATGCCAAAAATGCAGCCTATGAGGCGGGCGAACTTTATCAGCCGGGCAGGACGTTCATCTATATGCCCACGGTGGAGCCGCGCAACGAGCTTACCAACGGCACGCGGGTCAACATCATGCGGAAGGCGCGCTGGCTCTACAACAACGTGGGCCTTGCCGCCCGCGCCGTGGATGGCGTGGCGCGCTATGTCTGCGGCACGGGCATCATCCCCGCCGCTCGCACCTCGGACGATGCGTGGAACAAACAGGCGGAAGAACTTTTTGAGGATTCGGTAGGCCGCGAAGCGTTTGGTTTCGACGCGGGCGGTCAGGTCAATTTCTACGAAGCGCAGAGCTTCATCATCCGCCACGTTGCTATCGACGGCGACTTTTTCGGGCAGTTCATCAAAAGCGAGAGCGGGCGCGCTCTGGTTCGGTTTATGGGGGCCGAGCAAGTGGGCAATGCCTCAACCCCGCTGGCGCAGGACGAATGGCAAGACGGCGTGCGGACGGATCGCTACGGCAGGCCGACTCAATACCGCATCCTTGGCAGCGCCGACGCGCAGCGTTTCACCGATGTCTCTGCCGATGACATCCTGCACTTCCGCCGCCCCGTCCGCATTGGCTACACACGCAGTCCGTCATGGCTGGCTCGCGCTGCCCTGCATCTGCACGACATGGCCGATATCGTCAGCTTCACCAAGCAGACGTTCAAGCTGGCAAGCCAGCCCGCATTCATCATCGAGTCGCCCGATGCCATGCAGATCGGCATGGGGGCCGCGCTCAAAAAGCAGGATGCCTCCACGGGAAGTGTGACGCTCGACAAGCTCTACTCGCAATCGGGCGTGGTGCAGTTGCCGCCCGGAAGCAAGTTGCAGCAGTTCAAGAACGAGCACCCCGGCAGCAACTTCCAAGCGTTCCTCGACTTCCTTGCCCGCGATATCTCTTGGGGCATCGGCGTATCGCCCGAAATGCTGTGGTCGGTGGCCGGGATCGGCGGGGCCAATACCCGCTATGTGCTGGCCGATGCACAGGTCTTTTTCTCCGAATTGCAGGAATGGCTCATCAATCAGTTTTGCCGCCGCTTCTGGAAGTATTGGGTCTGGTCGGAGATCCAAGCGGGGCGTCTGCCGCTGCGTGACGATTGGTGGAGAGTGGATTTCATTCCGCCAGCCCGCGCCACGGTGGACTTTGGCCGCGACACCAAGGCGCTCTTGGAGATTGTCCGCACAGGCGCAATGTCCACCCGCCGCTTTGCCGAGATGCACGGGCTGGACGAAGAGGCCGAAGAAGATGCGGCGATTGCTGCCGCTGTTCGCCGCAAGGAAAAGTGCGAGGCCGCAGGGTTGAGCGTCACGGACGTATTCCCGCCCGCGCCGGGATCACCAACGCCGATGGTTCACAACGAGACAGAGGAATATGCCGAACAACCCTCGCAAGTAGAAGTGCCGCCTGCCGACGTTTGACACCCGCGAGGGTGCATGACCCAGAAGTGGTATGCGTTTAAAAACTCTTCCGACAAGAGCGGCGAGGTTGAGCTTTCTATCTACGACGAAATCGGTGCGTTCGGCATCGGCGCAAAAGAGTTCATCGCAGAACTGCGCGAATACAAAGGCCAGCACGTTCATGTCCGCATCAACTCCCCCGGTGGAGAGATCATTGACGGAAGTGCCATCGCCAACGCGCTAAACCGCCACGAAGGCGGCGTCACTGTCCACATCGACGGCCTCGCGGCTTCGATGGCGAGCTACATCGCCATGTCGGGCAAGCCGACTTACATGAGCGAAAACGCGCTGCTCATGATCCACAACCCGTGGACGCTCGCCGCTGGCGAGGCTGACGATCTCCGCAAGCAAGCCGACTTGCTCGACACCATGAAGTCCACGCTGGTGCGCGGGTATCAGCGCAAGAGCGGGATGCCCGCCGAAGAGATCAGCCGACTCATGGACGAAGAGACATGGCTGACGGCGCTGGAAGCCACCGCGCTCGGCTTTGTGGACGCCATCGAGGACGGCATTCCTGCCGCCGCCAGCGCCAAGGATTTGCGCCACAGGTTTGACACTTTTGCAAGGCGCATGGACGAATCCAACTCCGTCGCCACCGAAACCGAAGTCGCCGCGCCTGCGGTCGAAGTCGCCGTTGAGGAAGCGCCCGTCACCGTCGAGGCCGTTGCGCCCGAAATCACCGAAGATCCCGCCGCCGAAGAGGCTGCGCCCGAAGCCAAGGCCGACGATTCCGCCGAAAAGCTCGCCGCGCTGGAAGCCGAGAAGGCCGAAGCCATCGCCCGCGCCGAAGCTGCCGAGGCCGAGCTTTCCAAAGTCAAAGACGCTTTCGCCGCGCTGGAGAAGTCCGCAGGCGTTTCCGCCGCAACAGTCGCCCCGGTTGCCAAGTCCGAAGAGTCCGACCCCGTGGCGCAGTGGATGGCCGCAGTTGAGGCCAAGGACTTCGCGGTCAGTAACAAACTTTACGCCGAGCACAAGAAAGCCATCTGGGCCGCTCGCGCCTCACTTTCCAAAGCCACCAGCTAAGGAAAACCCAACAACCAACAAACCCAACCTAATCAACCAAAGATATGGCTAACGTATTCGATTCCGGGCTGGTGGTCGCCACCATCTCGCAACAGGTTCAGACAGTCTTGGCTAACCGCCTCGCTCCTCTGCGCCTTTTCACCACTGACTTCAGCAATGAAGTTAAGAAAGCAAAGGACACCATTCAGGTGCCCATCGTTTCGGCAACCAGCGCCACCGCTGTTAACCCGACCAATTTTGAACCCGGTTCCGATGTGACCGTTGGCAAAGCCACCGTCACCTTGGATCATGTGGCTCAGTTCTTCGGCATCAGCCAGAGCGACCTCGCCCTCGGCCATCGCCTTGAGAACCTCATCAAGATCAACGTGGACGCTCTGGCCGACAAGCTCTGGAGCATCGCCATTACGCCCGTGACCACGGTCAACTTCGGCGCGGCGACTGTCACCACGACCACGATCACTCCGGGCAGCGGCCATCTGGCCTCGCTGTGGAGCGCGATCAGCAAATCCACCAGCAAGGGCTTGGTCGTTACTCCGTCGATCTACTCGGCGCTCATCCCGACCAACGCCGACTTCCTGCCGCTCCAAAACGGTGCTTATGGTTTCGATCAGGGCATCTACTACGCGAACAGCTTCAGCGGTGCGGTCACGGGCCTCGACGGCTTCGCCTGCTCACGCGAAGCGGTGTGCGTTGCCTCGGCCAAGCCGATGATCGACCCTGCGGTTTCCTCGCAGTTCCAGATCAGCGACCAAGTTGTCACCCTCGATCAGTTGGGCCTCTCGGTCTACTGGAACGTGTGGGGTTCGACCAACAACCGTCAGGTCAACGCTTCCATCGAGCTTATGTTCGGCGCGGCCCCCGGCCTCACCAGCAACACGATGGCGCTGGTCATCTAATCCTGTGTGTTCATCTCCCGCCGTGTGAGTGGACGCGGCGGGAGTTTCATTTGCTCTTACGAGCAGGGGTCACGGTTCCACTCGCCGTGGCCCTTCCTTTTTGTAGTCAGTGGCGAAAATTCATCTCGGCATCATTTGCGGCAACGAAGCGGAAAACATCACCCGCTTTCTCAACAGCTTTCAGCCGCACGTTGATTCTGTTTCCGTAGTCCGCGCCTGTGGCAACCAGCCGCCCGACGCCACGCTGGACATCGCCAAAGCCCGTGGCTGCATCGTGGGCGAATACCACAACGGCGAGGCTGGCAAGGATTGGCCCCACGTCGATAACTTTGCCGCCGCCCGCAACCAGACCTTTGCCCTCGCGCCCGAAGGCACGGATTGGCTCATGTGGGCCGATTGCGACGATTTGCTGACCCCTACGGGCGCGGAAGTCCTGCGGATGATACGCGAGGGGCATCCGATGGAAGGGGGCGCTATTTTCTCGCCCTACATCACCAACGCCAACGGCAGCTACGCCCGCCGCGTTCGGTTGGTCAAAGCCAGTGCCTACAAACGCTGGATCAATGCCGTCCACGAGGACATCGAGACGCACGAAGGCACGGAAAACTCATGGTGCTCGGAAATGCAAGTCATGCATATGCCCGAAAACAACAAGCGCGGCAGCGTCACCCGGAACCGCAATATCTTGGAGAGCATACCGCCCGAAGAACGCACGGGGCGGGAATGGTGGTTTTTGTTTAGAGAGTGCGAGATTCAGCAGGACATTCCGACCGCGATGCACGCCGCGCTCATCGCTACCGGGCGCGACGATCTGGGCAACGAGGAAAAGTTCGTTGCCTACCAAACCATAGGCCGCTGGCTCAAGGATGTGGACGAGGCCGAGCGCCCTTTACTGGAAGCTGTTCGCCTCATGCCGCAGCGCCGGGAAGGATACGCCGAGCTTGCGAAACTGCATCTGGCTCGCGGCAAGGCCGACAAGGCGCTGGCCTACGCGAACGCGATGGAAGCGCAGCCCATGCCAGACGAACCAAGCTGGACGCATGATGCTTCGCTCTACGGGTGGCGGGCGCATGACCTAAAGACGCTGGCCCTCGCCAAAGCAGGCCACACCAAGGAAGCGGAGCGCCTCCGCAAAGAATGGCTTAAGAGGCTAAAGCCCCGCATTGCCGTGGGGCATCCAGCGGGCAGGGGAGCCAAGGACATTGAAGTGCGTGATTTGTGGTTAAGCCGTGCCGCGCACCCGGAGCGCGTGGCCTACTATTTCGGCATCTGCGAGTCGGACGAAGAGATTGTCGAGCAGTTGAAGCATTACCCGCACGGATTAGCGCCCGCTGTTCCAGAGGGCCACAGTAGCGCCGTGGCGAACTACAACGCCGCCGCCCGCGCAGCTACGGCATCGGGTGCGCGGATCTTCATCATGGCGCAGTCGGATGTTTATCCGCCCCACGGATGGGACGAGCAGATTGTCCAGGCTATGCAGCCGCACATGGACGCGCCCACCGTGCTGCACGTTTCGGACGGATTCCGTGGGCCGACCGATCCGCTGATGACCATCATGTGTTACAACTGGCGCTGGTGGCTTGGCCGCGAGTGGTTGCTGTGCCCAGAGTTCGACGGCTACTGGAGCGACACGGAGTTCAGCTTTCGGGCTTATCGGGACGGGGTAGTCAAAGACGCTCGCCACATCAAATTTTTCCACGATCACCCCGCGTTTACGGGCGCGGCCTCGGACGAGGTTTATATGCGCCAGCAAAACCCAGAGGCCAACGAGCGCGGCAAGGCCGTCTTTCGCCGCCGCAACCCTGACGCCATCGAAAAAGGGTGGGTCGATCAACTTTGACAGTTGCCCTCTGAAACATGGACGCCACCTCCGTAGCCGCCTTTGCCCGTCAAGCTGCCGCGCAGATGAAATCCGCTTTCGGCACGACCGTAACCTTTGGCGAAGCGTGGAACGGAGCCCCCCGCAATTTCACCTGTGCCGTCTCGACAGGCACGCCCGAACTGAACCTTGAGTCGGGCGGCTATCAGCAACCCGTCGATTTCGTGGTGCGCGTGAGCAAAACCGATGTGTGCGAAGCGCCTGAAGTGAAAAGCCCGGTGACGATTGACGGCAAAAACTACCGCGTCATCTCCGTGCGGCAAAACTTTAGCCCGCTCGCGCAGGAATGGATCGTGGAGGTTGGCAACCCGTGAACCCGCTTGAAGTAGAAAAGGGCGTAGCGGCCTACCTGCGCGCATTAAACAACCTT